ATGTCTGAGGCGCCGCTCGCGGAGTCACAACGCCGCGCTATCAACGCGTCTGCCCAGCCGTACGTCAGCGCCTGCTGTCACGCGGTGAGCCACTTCTGCTGGTCGTACAGTCTGGCCGAGTACCCTGCCGAGATCGACGTCGACTGCGCCCGCTGTGGTCGCATCGCCGTCCACGAACACGATCCCGATGCTCCCAACGCTACCGACTCCACGGAGGTGTACCGCCGTGACTAACCGCCTTACTACATACCTTACTCACAACTTAGATGTACATTATACATTAGAATGTACATTGTACATTGAGGGAGAAGGTGTACACGGGAGGTGGTTGGCGTGAGCGACGAGGAGCGGCTCGTCGCCGAGATCCCGGCGTCGCTGAAGTACCTCGTCGATGAGGACGACCGGTCGAACAAGCAAGTCGTCATCTCTGCCCTCGAGCGAGAGCTCGGCGTAAACAGCAACGACTCGGTCGCCGTCATCGATCGGAAGATCCGGCGGAAAGAGGAGCGCCTTGAACAGGAACTGGAGCAGGCTCGTGAGCACCGTGATCGCGTCGCCCAGCTGAAGGACGACCTCGACGAGATTCGCGAGCTTCGCGAGGACAAGGTCGACGAGGAGGGCAGCTACGAGGACGCCCTCGACACGCTGCTGGACGAGATGGAGGCCGGCGACTTCCCGCAGGTGTGGGCGACGCACCCGCGTGTCGACGACATCCGCGGCGAGCACGGCCGGTCGAACGAGGAGATCCTCTACGACCTGAAGCAACGCGCGGCCGACCAGGAGCGCGACCTGCTGAACACGAACTTCATGCAACAGATGCACGCCGACACCCAGCGACGCGCAGGCAACGAGCAGCCGGTGGCTGAGGCGTTCGACGGCGACGGAGGTGACGCATGAGCGCCGCGGTCCAGGGAGAGACGGCGACGCTCACAGACCAGTTCCTCGAGTTCTACCAGACGTACTACCGTGACGAGATCGGCGAGCTCGCGCAGCACTACCCGCGGGAGCAGCGCTCGCTGTACATCGAGGCGGACGACCTCTATCGCTACGACCGCGCCCTCGTCGACGATTGGCTCGACGAGCCCGAACAGATGCGACAGTACGCCGAGGAGGCACTTCGCCTGTTCGACCTGCCGGCGGACGTCGAGCTCGCGAACGCGCACGTCCGCCTCACGGACACTGAGGGCGCACTTGAGACGCGGTCGATCCCGGAGCTCAACCCGGCCGACGACATCGGCGACTACGTCGCGGTCCGCGGGCAGGTGTCGAAGGTCACCGGGACGGCGCCGCGACTCGTCGAGGCGGCCTACGAGTGCCAGCGCTGCGGGACGCCGACCTACATCCCGCAGGGCCGCAACCGCGTCCAGGAGCCGCACGAGTGCGCCGGCTGCGAGCGCCAGGGGCCGTGGAGCCTCACCGTCGACGAGTCGGAGTTCGTCGACCAACGGAAGGTTCAGCTGGTCGAACTCCCGGGTGAGCGCCCGGACGTCGAGGGCGAGTCGATCCCGGTGTTCGTCGAGGACGACCTCTGCGGCTACGGCGGCGAGAACGGCCTCCCCGACCGGAGTGGCGAGCAGGCGGTCATCCTCGGGAAGCTCCGCGTCAACGAGGGCGACCTCCAAGGGAGAAACGCCGACCCCGAGACGACGACGTGGATCGACGCCCACGCCATCGCGTTCGAGAGCGACGACTACGACGACGTCGACGTCGAGGCGCATCGCGACGACTTCGAGACTCTAGCCGACCAGGAGGACTGCGTCGACCAGCTCGCCGACAGCATCGCGCCGCAGATCCTCGCCGACGAGGAGCTCGACACGGTGTTCGAGGCGTCGGTGGCGTGGCTGTTCAACGCCTACCGCATCGACAACGACCTCGGCAGCTATCGTGGCGACCTCCACTTCGGGCTCATCGGCGACCCCGGGCGCGGGAAGTCGACTATCCTGAGCCGACTGAACGAGATCGCGCCGAAGTCGGAGTTCCGCTCCGGGACCGGCCTCTCGAAGATCGGGCTGACGGCCGCGGCCGTCCAGGAGGAGTTCGCCGGCACGACCGAGTGGACGCTCTCCCCGGGGATTCTGCCACGAGCCAACGGCGGCCACTGTATCATCGACGAGGTGGACGACGTGGTCGACGAGAAGACGAAGTCGATGCACGACGCGCTCGAGGGCGACCAGATGGTCAAGGTCGACAAGGCCGGCATCACTGCCGACCTGCCGACCCGGACGGCGTTGCTCGCGTCGGGCAACCCTGTCCACGGGCGGTTCGATCGTCACGAGCCGATGGCCGACCAGATCGACCTCGACGACGCACTCATCGACCGGATGGACGTGCTGCTCGCTGTTCAGGACATCCCCGACCCGGAGACGGACGCGAAGCTCGCCGACCACGTGCTCGACACGTGGGATGACGCGAGCCGGCAGGAGCTCGAGAACCGCGGCGTCGAGATCGACGTGCCGGAGGAGACGGCGATTGACCCGCCGGTGCCGATCGAGGTGTTCCGCGCGATGCTGGTGTACGCTCGCGAGAACGTCTTCCCGACGCTGACCGCTGCCGCGAAGGAGCTGCTGAAGGAGTCGTACATCGACGTCCGCTCGCTCAACGACGGCGCCGACGACCCAGTGCCGGCGACGCCACGGCGCCTCGAGGCCGGTATTCGCCTGTCGGTCGGGTTCGCTCGCGCGGAGCTGTCCGAGACGGTCGAGCCGCGCCACGTCGAGCGCGCCATCCGCATCACGAAGAACGTCGTCGGGCTCAACTACGACCCCGAGACAGGGAAGTTCGACGCCGAGCGCACGGGCAAGGGGACGCCGAAGTCACAGAAGGAGCGCATCGAGCGCATCAAGGACATCATCGACGAGCTGTGTACGCCGGAGGAGGCTGCGAGCCGGCGTAAGGTGCTCGACGCTGCCAAGGAGGCCGGGATGACCCGGTCGAAGGCGGCTGATGAGATCGACAAGCTCGACCGCAAGGGCGAGGTGTACCACCCGAGCGGCGAGGGCTCGCTGAGGTGTTCCTAGATGCCGGCGACTGGCCAGCACAACGAGCAGGCGACCGAGGTCCCGGACCTCAACACCGAGGAGTCCGCCCGGCTCGGCGAGAACCCGGCGCGGTTCCTCGTCGAGGAGATCGACATCGACACCGGCGCCGGGACCAGCGGCGAGCTCATCGTCGCCCGCATCCGTGGTATCGCGACGCGCGAGCTCGTCGACTACTGGGAGGGCGTCGAGCGCTGGTTGGCCCGTCAGGAGGATCGCGAGCCTCGTGAGGACGTCCTCGACGCACTCCAGGAGCGCCGCGAGGAACTCGAAGCCAACGGCGAGGGGCTCTCACAGGCCGGGATGGCGCCGGTAGAGCGCCGGGAGGCGGCGGCAGAGCGTGACGCCGAGTCCGTGGCGGTGCTCGTCGACGAGGACGGCGAGGAGGTCCCGTGGAGCAGACAGGAAGGCGCAGTCGTGGGGGCGAGCCGATGAGCATCTTCGAAGACATCTACGAAGTCTGGTACCAGGCAGGGTCGCATCGCGACCACGTCACTGGCCGGTGTGAGGCCGACACGCTCCTCGAAGCGCTCCAGGCCGTCGACGCGACGACCGGCGCCGACGTGGACATCACCGAGGGAGACGCTGTCGTCGTCCTCGATCGCGAGTCGGCAGCGACGATCTCGGAGCGCCTGGGCGACGACGTTCACGTCACACGCGACGACCCACTGGTCCCACGAGAGCACGTGTACCTCGTCCCGCGCCGGATCGAGCAGAGGCTCCCCGGGAAGACGCAGGTCCACACCGTCGAGAGCTCGTCGCCGTGGGGGCTCGCGATGGTCCCGAGCTGCGTCAACTACGACAATGAGGTCATCGACACAGCGGGTGTCGTCGGGATCTCCTGGGTGGTCGACGATGAGTGACGGCACGCTCGCCGACCTCGACGACGACGTCCGCCGCCGTCTCGAGGAGCTCCCGCCGGCGGCTGCCCTCGTCTACCTTGAGCTTCGGAATGGACAGCAGCCGCGGACGCTCAAGCAACTCGCCTACGACACGATGCGGCCACGCTCGACGGTCCACTCCGCGCTCCGGAAGCTCCACGAGGCTGACCTCGTCAGCTGCTCGCCGCGGTACCACGATCCGCCGACGTCCGAGTGGAGGGTCAACGAGTGAGTTCGGTAACCGAACTCAGGCGTTCGTATAAGTGTTTGGCCAAGCAACACACGGGTGAAGACGCACTACCCCAGTCGGTCGTTTGGTCCGTCGTTCACAGCGGCGGGCCTTCTTAGCGGTTCGTCCACTTTCCATGTCCGCAACAACACCCCACCCAGAGACGTACACGTGCCGACACTGCGGTGGACCACGTGAGCAGGCTACGAGCGTCGGTGGGAGCTTCTGTTCGGAGCGCTGCCTCTACCAGCACCGCGGTGAGAAGGCACTCCGCCAGATCGTCTCCGACCACCGCTGGTGTGCTACGTGTTTCCGGCAGATCAAGACCACCCACCGCCCGCCTGAAAGCGAGCTCCGGTCGATGGACGTCCCGCGGCACATCCGGGACGTGTTCATCGGCTTCCAGGAGCGGACGGAACACGCCACCGAGGGCGTCGACATCGACGAGCGGACGGACGGGAGCAGCCGGCGCATCGAGTACACGCGGACCTCGTGCTCGTGCGGCGCTGTCGACCCGTGCGACCGACATGAGGTCCTCCGGGAGCTGGATCCGGCCGAGACAATCCAGTCGCTGTGGCGCTGCCTGAACAGCCTCGAGCGTGACGGGACGCTCCAGCGGCGCCCTGAGAAAGACGCGTACATCGAGGCGCTCCGCGACTCGGACCGCGACTGGGTGTACGCGATCGGCCGCGCACTGTACGCAGAGTGATCGACGATGAGCACTTCGACAGACAGCCGAGTCGAGTTCTCCTTTGGAGGGCGTCAGCTGGCCGGCCGCGTCGTCCGCCGGCAGCCGATTGCTGACGTCAGGGGGCCGGACACGCTGTTGGTTGTCGACGTCGACGGCCTCACCTACCGCGTTACGGAGTCCGAAGCGGCCGACCCGGATCGATAGCTCAGTCTGGGAGGGCACCGGCCTGAAGCGCTGGCGTGCCTCGGTTCGAATCCGAGTCGATCCATTTGCCGAGTGGCGGTAGCCCCGCTTCGGCAGCCCGGTGCGGCTCGCCGGGTAGTACGGAGGCCATTGACCCCCGGAAAACTAAACGAGCAAGTCGGTGCCCCGGCAGGCCGACTCACAAGTTCCTGTCGGACAGGGTCGATAGCTCAGCTCGGCCAGAGCTGCTGGTTCCAGACCAGCGTGACGGGGGTTCGAATCCTTCTCGACCCATCTCCCGACGGCGTGATCTCCGCTTTTCCTCGGAGGTCAGGTCAGCGCCGGAAGGAGTGTACCGACGAACGAGCGACCGGCACTTCGCGTCGAGACCGCGACCGTCCCGAACGTGGAGGAGCTTCACGTCGACATCTCGTGCGGACCAAACCAGCCAAGTCCGGTCGCCTTGCCGTGCCTGTGGAGGTGGCAGACGCTCCTATCGGGCAGGCGAAACCAAAGCCTGCTACGGAGCCATCCTGTCTGGGGTTCGACTCCCCGCGCGGCCATTCGAGACGCTGAGAAACCCCTCCGCTTCCACTCCAGATGGACGATACACCAGAGTTCACCGACCGACAACGCGAGTTCCTCGACGAGCTCCCGGCGACCTCGAAAGAGATCGCCGAGAAGATGGGCATCTCGAAGCGCGGCGTTCGCGACCACCGTGAGAACGTCGAGGAGAAGGGCGTCGATCTAGACTACGACGAGGCGACGCACACCTGGTCGCGCGTCGACGGTGGCTCGGACGACGACAGGGTCGAGCAGAAGGAAGAGGAGCAGCAGGAGGAGACGGATACAGTCGACCTTGACGCAGTCGACGTCGACCCTGAAGCGGACCCTGACGCGTCTGATCTAACCGACCGGCAGCGCGTCATCGCCCACGAGCTACAGACGGGGGCGACGATAGACGATCTCGCCAGCCGAGTCAATGAGCGACGCCCGATCGTCGCCGAACACGTCCGCGATCTCAAGCGACAAGGCTGGCAGATATATCACGACGACACTGCCGACCGGTACGCGCTCGTTGACGACGATCACACTGTCCGTTCTTCTGAGCACATCGCGACGCGCTCGCGGAAGGCAAACCGCTGGTGGGAACGGACGCATAACCGACTCCAGCGAGACTACGGCGCTCTCAAGGATGTCCCCGATGTCGACGACGGCGGCGACAGTGCGGGCGAGTCGATCGTGTTTGGTCTTGGCGACCTCCATATCGGCGACCGGATTCGGCGTCCGAGCGACGGTGTTGAGGTCTACAATACACCGATTGCGGTCGGCAAAGCTGAGTACACGGCCCGCGAGGCTATCGACTTTGCTGAAGACCGCGACCGCGAGTACGATGTCGGCTGGATCCTGTTGAAAGGTGATCTGATAACCTGCGAGGCGATTTACGAGGGGCAGTGGGAGAACCTTGACCGGTTCCTTAACGGGCAACTCGACGCCGGCGCAGACGCCGGCCTCCGGATCGTGTCTGCGTTCGCTGAGTACTTTGACAAGGTAAATATAATCTGTCAGACCGGCAACCACGGCGAGATACGCGCCAACGGCTCGTCAAGACAGGCGAACGCTGACCTGCTCCTGTACGAACGACTCCGGAACATCATCGGCGTCATCCAAGAGCATGGTAACGCGCTCCAAAACGTCCGGATGTCGATCGGCGAGCCCGGTCGTTTCTACGACTTTACGATGCGGTCCGGATCGATCAAGGGCCACCTCCGCCACGGAGATGACGACAAGCCCCAGTCTGAGACACGGGCTGGAAGCGATCAGTGGCGCGGCCGAGTACTGACGCACAAGTTCGATGTCGCTTGGATGGGGCACCACCATTCATACGGTCGATTCACCGTCAACGATAGCGATGTCTTCGTCACCTCCTCACCAAAGCCGCCTGGCGACTATGCTGAGAAACTTGCCGCTGGGGGCGAGGCTGCGATGGACGCCGAGGCCGTCACGCGGAAGATAGCGGTTGTCCACGGTGTTAACGACGACGGCGTCACGGATGTCCGAGCGATCGACACGCGTGACTACACTGCAGAGTACGTTCCAACCTCTGACGAGCTGGGCCTGCCGTCTCCGGATCCAGTCCCCGGGGCGGTCGGGCCTGACGCAGCAGACGCACAACCCGAGTGATGAAGAGCCACCTCGTGGATGCGCACCGGAACGCGCTCTCCGTCGTCGAGGCCACGGGCGAGATATGGCTGTTCCGCGATCTCGCTGACCCCGTCGAGCGCCGGACGCCCCGTTCCGAGCCCTACCGATTCGAGTACCACCCATGATGCATCAGGACCCCACGGCGAGCCACCAGTTCGACGCCGGCGACGTCTCCGTCGTCACGACCGAGGGCGAGGCGAGCCCGCTCGCGTTCTACGACCCGTCGAGTACGCAGGCGTGGCTCGCGATGGACGAGCCGCTGGACCTCCGCGACTACCGCTGACAGACCCATGACCGACCAGACTACCACCCACGACCGAGCCGGACGGTGCCCGGAGTGTGGCGCGAGCTTCGCTTCGGCGAGACCCTGCGATCACGTCCCCCTGATGGATGTCTCATGACGACCGCACAACGCTCGCGTCCGTGGTACTGCCGCGACGACGTCGTCGACGAGTACAAGAGTACGATCAACGATGACGGCACCCCTCTTCCGATGCTGAAGAAGCTCAAGCTCCTGAAGGCGACCGTCGTCAACGTCGGCGCACTCGCGTTCTCCACGTACGCCATCTCCCAAGGGGGCGACGCCACGCTGATCGCGGCGTCAGCGCTCGCGTTCCTCGCGACGTTCAACGGCGTCGAACTCGGCGAGTACCTCTCGCTCCTCCAGGCCGCCCGTGAAGTCCAGATGGAGACCCGCAACGACGGCGGTGATGAGTGATGGATGTCGCCGACGCTGGAAGCGAGAAAGCGGCCGCCGACGGCCCAGAGTACTGTGCCGTCTCGGGCTGTGCGATGAAAGCAACCGACCGCTACAACCAGCAGGGCTTCTGTTCAGGTCACCTCCAGGAACGGCTCGCTCGTGAATACTGATGGCGACCTGCGACCGGTGCGGCGACCCGGTCGAGACGAAGAACAACGCCGGCCACTACCGCGACAAGTGCTGGCCGTGTATCGAGGAGGTCGCCGACGAGGAGACATCCCACCGCGAGACGTGCGACGGCCCTGACTGCCTGATCTGTTCTACCCCGTAGCAATCGCCCCAGTACGCGGGCCGAGCCGTGCTGGGGAGCATCGAACCCTCAACTTCACAACTTCAACTGATGCCACACACGACAACCGTCACGATCGGACCGAACGACAAGTACCGAGAAGTCATCTGGGGCGAGCTTCCGGGCGACGAACCTATCCCGGAGACCGAAGCAGAGTACCAGCGGCGCGCGGACCACGTCGAGGCCGCGGAGGACTTCCAGACCCTGATGGACGAATCGCCGTCGGCTGACGAGGTCGACATGGACCGCGACGAGATGGAGACGCTGTCGTGGGACATGCTCTCCGTCGCGAGCGATCCCGACCTCGCCGCGAAGATCGCGACGTACTTCGACGGCGTCGACCCCGACGAGCCGACGGAGTCCATCCGTGCGAAGCTCCGGCTGCTTGACGTCGATATCTACGTCGACGCCCAGATCGCTGCTCGCGAAGAACTGCGCGCATAACTGTGACCGATATCCTCGTCGAACCGGACGACACCGCAACTCGGCTGCGTGACTACGTCCGTGAGCACCCGAGCGTTCGGAAAGACGAGTACGACTACGACGACGTCGATCCGGTCCAGGGTGCGTGCTATCTCCTTGCCGAAGCGTACTTCCACGCCACGGGCGACCGCGAGACGTACGACGTCCACCGGCTTGACTGGGGCGATGTCGACCCAGCCTACGAAGGCGCGCACTGGTTCCTTCGCGACGGCGACACCGTCATCGACCTTTCTCTCCCGGCGCCCGACGCCGGTGCCGATGTTCCGTGGGATCAGGCCCGGCACCGAGCCTTCATCACGGGATACACGCCCTCAAACCGAACCAAGCGGGCGCTTGAGGCGCTGGGAATCGCATTCTAAAACAACAACGTCGGTGCGGAATAACACGCGAGCGCACCTCACTGGGCCGATATCGGCCTTCCTGTAAAACAAACACAAACTCAACCCCATGGCGCACAGAGACGACTTCCACGATAACGCCCACCCCAAAGCCAAAGAGATCACTGGCGATCGGGACTACGGCGAGTGGGGACAGTGTATCGTCGACCCGGCAAGCTCGACTGGCGAGCGCTGTACCCAGCCGGCGAAAGGAAGTCACGGGAAGTGCCACTCTCACGGCGGGTCTGAGGACTCTGGCGCGCCGGAGGGAAACACCAACGCTGAAGACAACAGCGGCGGGGGTGCTCCCGAAGAGAACGACAACGCCGAGGGTAACGCCGGCGGGGCAGCCCCCGAGGACAACACGAACGCAGTCACCCACGCGCTGTTCGTCGAGAGCAACCGGTTCTACCAGGAGGTCATCGACGACGCACTTCGTGAGCTCTGCGACGACATCTACGAGAGCTACGTTAAGAAGTTCCGCGAGGTCAACAGCGAGCCGATCGTCGGCGAGAAAACGCGACTCTCGGAGATCGCCATCAACCACATCAAGATTATCCACGCGGACAACTGGGTGGTCGACCGCCCCGACGACCTCCACTCTGGGAACGCACTGGTCGATCGCGAGACGCGGGTGAAGGCCTCCCAGAATGAGTTCCGCGAAGAGGTTCGCTACAAGGAATCGGTCGTCGTGAAGACCCAGCAGCGCCTTCGGAAGGAGGACCGGAAGTGGCTGAAGGAGTACGGACTTCTCGGCGCCGATGAGCTCGACGTCAACGTCGACGGGCAGGTTGACCACGACCACAGTCACGGCCTCGACGAGGATACCCGCGAGATGATCGACGACCTCGAGGAGGACCTGAAAGCATGACCGGCCCGAACGGTGCCGACCGTGTGTTCGTCGACTTCGACAACACGCTCACCGTCGACAACGTCGAGTACTGGAACGGCGAACGACCGGAACCCGACGAGGACGTCATCGATGCGGTCAACGAGCGCTACTGTGACGGCGCAACGGTCGTCGTCTGGACAGCTCGACCGTGGAGCGAGGCCGGCCGCATCGCGGCGCACCTGACCGAGTGGGGCGTCCGCTGGCACGCGCTCCGCTGCGACAAGGGCTCTGGCGACATCTACATTGATGATAAAGCTGTCCGCCCGTCGGAGGTCACGGAGAGATGACCCCGCTCGCCCTCCACGTCGCGGCCCGCCTCCACGACGCCGACCACGTCGACGACATCCCCGACGACATCGATCGCAAGGGCCGGTTCGGAAAGTACGAGAACCAGCAGCCGGACTTCGCCCGCTCGCAGGACGTCCCCGACTTCGTCCGGAACAACATCGTCACCGTCGCCCGGCGTGAGTTTGCGCTCGACCCGCCGTCGACGCCCGACGACCAAGAGGCGATCCGGCAGAGCGATTACCGCGAGTTCTGGATCGACGAGCTCGACGCTGAGCCGTGGGACATCTACTCCATCTCCGAGGCGATGGCCGCCCGGTTTGACATCAATCCGGGCTGGGCGTTCAAGACCGCCCGCCAGCACCTGAACCAGCTCGTCCTCCAGGCCCGGATGCGTGGCTACCGCCAGGAGCGACTCGCCGGCCGGCGCTTCCGGTGGGCCGGTCCCGAGGCGGACCACCCGGCGTGTCAGTGGATCCGCGACCAGATCCCCGAGAAAGGGCTGCCGTATCACGAGGTCGTCGAGCTGATGCAGGAGGCGAAGCGGCGGTTCGTCGAGGACCCGCCGTCGAGCGCGCACGTCGTCCACGACTGGTGCCGGCATCACCTTGCTGAGGTCCAGTAACCATGTCGACTGGAACAGACACGCCCGCGTCGACGACGTCGACATCGATCGCCCAGCTGGTCGAGGAGCGGCCGACCTCCCACCCGCTCCCGTTCTCGATTCGACACCTCGGGACGGACGGGATCCTCTCGCCGCCGAAGCACCTGCGCGATTGGTACCAGCACATCTGGGAGGCGGTGTACAAGCCGCACACGCCGAAGAACCTCGCGCTGCTCGGGCCGCGGAACTACGCGAAGACGGTGTCGACGATCAACGTCGCGCCGGCGTGGCTCGCAGTTAACTTCCCGAGCATCCGGATGGCGATCGTCTCGCACAAGAAAACGCACGCCGACAAGCGGGCGAAGACAGCGGTCGCCTCCATCGAAGAGGCGTGCGAGCGGTACGGCGTTTCGGTGTACGACTCCTCGAAGACGACGATCCAGCTGGAGGCCGGCACTCAGAACATCGAGCCAACGCTCGAGCCACTCTCCATCCGGACGTCGGACACGGGCTCGCACTACGACGTCATCATCTACGACGACATCGCGACGCTGACCAATCAGACGACGGCGCTCCGGTCGCAGATATCTGAGAACTTCGAGGAGTTCTACGACAACGTTGCTGCGAAGGCGGGCGCGACCAGTCTCCCCCACAAGTCGCTCAACATCGTCATCGGGACGCGCAAAACCCCTGAAGACGTCTACCGGGAGCACGTCCTGTCGACGAACAACCCCGAGTGGGACGGCTGTATCGCCCGCGGCGTCTCCCGGCCGGGCTGGGCAGCTCGCATCTGGCGAGCGACGCCGGACTGGCACGTCATCGAGAACGAGACCTACGTGGTCCACGGCACGGACGGCGAGGTCTACGACTCGATCCGGGATGTCCCCGCAGACGTCGAGATCATCGACGACGGGATCCGCCCGGCGCCCGACACCGAGTTCCGGACGCTGTGGCCCGAGTTCGAGGCACCGGAGACGTTGCTCACGAAGGTCGTCTCGAAGGACGGCAGCGCCGGCCTGTGGCGCGCGGAGAACCAGCAGAACCCCGAGGCGGCCATCGGGCGCGTCCTCGATCTTGACTGGCTCCGGTTCGTCGACCCGATCCCCCGAGACGACTGGTCGGCGCTGGAGTGGTACGCGGGGCTCGACTTCGCGAACCCGAACAACGTCGCCGCGGAGGAGCGGGGCGAGACCGACTACTGGGCGCTCGCGGTGTACGCCTACGACCGCGACAACGACCAGGAGTACGCCGTCGACGTCTGGCGTGACCGCGGGTACATGTGGGAAGAGGCGGCGACGGACTTCGTCGGCGTCCACCTTGCGGACTACCCGGTCGGCGAACTCCTCGTCGAGAGCAACTTCGACGGCAAGGAGATCGCCGAGACGATCGAGGACAACGTCGACGTCCGCGTCACGCCCAGTAACTCCGAGGGCGAGAAGCAGCAGCGCCTCCACCGGCTCGCGAACCGCTTCCAGCAGGGGAAGGTGAAGGTCGCGAGCGAGGAGAACGAGCGCTGGGAGTCGTTCATCCGCGAGGAGTGGCTGCCGTTTCCTGACGCGGCGCACGACGACAGGTTTGACTCTCTCGAGATCGCGTCGCGCGGCCCCGACAGCTCTGTCGACCACGTGTCGAGCGACGACTTCGACCACCTCGACTGGTGACCACGATGTTTTCCAAGACTGATCACGATGACTGACGACGAACTCCACACGACAAAGCTCGGCGAGGACGCCGATGGCGAGCTGGTCGCGATCGACTGGCCCGACGGCGACGTTGAGCAGATGCTACAGGGCCAGATCCCGACCACGCCGCAGGCCTCGGGCGACCGGGGCGATCGGCACGTCGACGACGTCGGGCCCGTCCCGCGCGTCTCGGATCGGGGCGGTGTTTGGAACCGGATCGACCTCCAGTCGTTCACGCTGAACTCGACGGAGCTCGCGACGACGGTCAAGCGCTTTCGCGACGAGATGTACCGGAACCAGTTCCCGGTGCTGACGCCGGCGTTCGCCGTCCGCTGTACCACCTGCGGGACGGAGTACGACGAGGAGCGCGATGTCTGCGAGGTGTGCGGTGAGGCCGACTTCGAGACGCCGTCGCGAGCCCAGAAGGAGCGCCTGTCTGAGCTGTTCGCCTCGGTCAACGACGACGGCCAGTCACTGGCGTCGCTGATGAAGTACGAGGAGGACTACCAGTCGTTCAACGGCGTCTCGACGATTCTCGCACGCCTCCGCTACCAGCACGTCGAGAGTGAGACGCAGGTCGCAGGCCGGACGGTCGAGTCGACCGGACGGTGGGAGGCGACTGCGATCGAGGAGCTCGTCCACGCCGACCCGAGTCGCATCCGGCCGGTCCTCGACGAGCAGAACCGACAGGGCGGCTGGTGGATGTGCCCCGCCCACCGCGAGGAGTACTGGGAGGAAGACGCCCTCACGTTCGAAGAGGGCGCCGACCACCCGGTCGAGGTCTGCCCGGAGTGTCACGCCCGCCTCGAAGAGGTCGGCTACGCTGAGGTGAAGTCTCGAAGCGACGATGTCAAGCGGCTGTTCCTTACGCACGAGGTCATCGACTGGGCGCGACACTTCCCCATCCTGAACGGCCTCGACGGCCGGTCGCCCGTCCTCCCGCTCATCAAGCTCCAAGCCATTCTTCAGTGGTCGCGCAACTACGAGCTCCAGTATCTCAACCCCCAGAACGACCAGCAGCTCCCGGACAAGTTCCTCGTCGCCTACGGGAAGAACGTCCGCTCGAGTCTACGGGCGTCGCTGACCGAGGAGGAAGGGAAGAACCCGTGGGAAGAGGGTCGACTCATGTACGAGGGCAGCCCGGACGACGTCGAGATCGACATCCTCGACCTATCGACGTCGGCCGGGGTCAACGGGCGCGAGCCGATGGTCGAGCGGCTCATGTCGCAGATCCGAGCGATGTTCGGGGTCTCCGACGCCTTCGAGAACGAGCTCTCCGACACAGGTGGGCTCAACGCCGAGGGCACGCAGGTGGAGATCACCAACAGCGCCGTCGCGAGCGCCCATCAGGACACGAAGGACAAGGCGCTCGATTCGCTGTGCCAGCTCATCGAGCGCGTCGAGGGGCACTGTGACTGGGAGCTCGCGTACGTCGCCCCCGAGAGTGAGGAGGCGTCGCTCTCGCCGCTCGAAGTCCTCCAAGGCATCGAGAAGGCCAAGCAGACGGGCACCGCGGTGGCTGTCGAAGACGGGCAGCTGCAGATCCCGGACCAGGAGATCACGCCGATGGACCCCGACACCACGGCGCCGGAAGACGAACCACCTCCTGGCGGCGATGGGCCTGATGACGCCGACGACGCCGGCGACACGCCCCCACCCGACGACGCCGAGAACAGCTCCGATCCCGACCAACCTGCTTCCGACCCTCCTGACTCCCAGACATGACTGACACGACACTCGCCCCGATCGAGAACAGCGCGCTCCCACTGGCTACCCTCATCCGTGCCATCGCGGACGTCGAGCAGGTTGCGGACTCCGACGGGCTCCAGCAGCACTCGCCAACCGAGGGCCGTGTTGCCGAGGTTACTGCTGGCTCCCGGCCGTACGATGTCTACATCGGCACGGGCGACGCGTGGGTTCGAGCTACATCGGAACTCGGCCTCGAGGCGACCGTCCTCCGGTCGACACCACAGGACCTGACCGCCGCTGACGCGCCGGCGCCGACCGACGCCGGCGTCCAGGCCGCACATGACGGCACCGGCACGCCGCCGGCGGGGACGTACACGTCTGACCCAGCGAACAACCAGTGGGTCGGCGCTGACGACACCACCACCGGCACGACAATCGCGTACTGACCATGAGCATCCGCGTACTCAACCAGCCCGTCGACGGCGACGTCGACCGCAAGGCGGCTATCGGGCAGTCCGTCGAGCCCGACGGGCCAGTCCACGACCGGCGGCTCACCCGGGAAGACGTCCCTGACGAGTGGATCGAGCCGGTCTTCGAGGCGAAGAACTTCATCATCGAGGGGCCCGCGTCGGTCGAGATCGTCGACCGGAGCGGCCAGCAGATCCAGATGGAGGCCGTCGCCGACAGTCTGGACCGCTACCTCGAGAGCACTCGCGAACCGGGGATCATCTCCACCCGCCACGACGACGTCCCCGTGGGCGTCCCGGTGTGGGAGTGGACCACCGACAACGGCATCCACTACGAGACGACCGTCGACGATGAGGAGTTCACGCTCGTCGCGAACCTCGGCAACGAGACGACGAAGAGCAAGATGGCGCGCGTCCGCTGTCTCAACGGTGACTACGGCGGCTACTCGGTCACCGTCTACTCCAACCAGGAGCATCGCCGCAACGACGGGACGCGCGTCACGGTCGACTGTGACCTCCACGCCGTCACACTGGGTCACGAGAGCCAAGTGATGAACCCGGCGGCAGACTTCGACGTTGTCGACTTCAAGCACGGCGGCGTGCTCGAGGCGTCGATCCGGCGTCGACTCCGGCGCCGGAACAGCCTCGCCGGGCGCGTCGAAGACCAACTCTAGCTCTCATCGCAGAAAGACGTCCACGCCGGCGAGGCGTGAGACAGCGGCTGACCACCGCCATCCGGAAACACGGTCTCGATTCTGACACGACACATGGACATTTTCGGGAGAACCCCGACTGTCGACGGCAAAGCCCGTACGGTTCTGGGCGATCTGTCTGAGGACGACTCTCCGTTCGAGATCCTCCAGACGGTTGACCAGAAGGCGGGCGACGACGTCGACCGAGACGCAGTTGTACAGAAGATCCGCAAGCTGGACGAGTCGGTCGACCAGAAGCTCGCCACCATCGAGGGCGACGATGTCGACCAGAAGGAGATGCGAACGGCGGCCGGCGTCATCGCCGACCGCACACGCTTCTCTGAGGAGGGCGCCATGGACCTACTCTCGGCCGCCGCCGAGGCAGCCGACCAAATGGACCCGATGCGGTTCGTCGACGAGTTCGACGCACTTGCCGCGGACGAGCAGCTCGACGGCGAACTCGACCAGCGCGCGGAGACCAACACCAAAACATCAGACATGAAGAACAACGAAAACGGCACGACTCCGGACGACCCGGATGTTGACCAGAAGCAGGAGAACGGCGACGGCCAGATGAGCACCCTCGAACTCGTCGAGGAAGTCGGTGGCTCGGACGCCCGAGACACCGTCGAGAACTACGCCGAGTCGGTCGGCAAAGACGCCGAGGAGTGCGCCGCTGACTGGATCTCCGAGAACGTCCCCGGCGTCTCTGTCGAGGGACAGGACGACGGCGGCAGCGATGGCGGGATGCCCGAGGGCGGCGACGTCGACACCGCGGGCAACAACCCGGACGACGACCCCTACGAGGGAGACGTCGACCAGATGCTCGAGGAGAAGGTCGACCAGAAGCTCGGCGAACTCAACATCAACGAGCGCGTCGCGGACGCCGTCACCGCCGAGGGCGTTCTCTCGGAGATGGCAGGCGCCGTCGCCCAGAAGCTCTCCGAGGACGACGAGCTCGCCGATACGCTGGTCGAGACGGTCGACCAGAAGGGCGACTTCGCGACGACCGACGACACGGTCGTCACGGCGCCCAGCGAGGGCTCTCAGACCGTCGGTGAGGCCGGCGCGGTCACCGGAGGTGATGACGCATGAGCGCTGAGGGTCACCCCTTCATGAGCTACGCCGGCGGGCACAGCCCCGGCGCGTTCATCGAGAACAACGTCGTCAGCGACGTTCCGCTCGACTTCGACGACGGGCTGCTCCAGCGCGCCCAGTACGACTCCACGACCGAGGCGCACGTCAACGCCATCTTCACCGCGACGCTGTACGCGCAGTACAACCAAGAACACGCCTGGTACAACGCGCTCTCGCAGGTCGACCGCTTCAACGCCTCGCTCGAAGGCCCGGTCACCGCCAAGGCCTACCGCGCGGCCACCAACCCGGTCGACCTCCAGACGCACACCGAAGGTGGTCAGGTTCCTGACGGGAACACCTTCGGCGTCGAGAAGGTCGAGTTCGACCCTAAGCGGTCGGACGCCGTCATCGAGGTGTCGGACCTCCAGGAGATCTACGCGGCCATCGAGGACGCGGTCGGCTTCGAGGAGTTCTGGCAGCTCCAGCAGGAGCAGCTCGACCTCGCGATCGACCGCGACGGCCTCGCCAAGCCGGTCATGGCCGGCGACGCGCAGTACGACGCGACCGACCAGATCACCAGCCTCGACCGCGTCATCGCGTCGAGCGACGAGGAAGCCAACGCGCAGGACCCCAACGGGACTGCCTACAACGACGGCGACCTCGACTACGGGAACATTGACCGGTCGAACGACGACTGGGCGGACTCCTACGTCGACTTCAACGCGTCGAGCGTCCGCCAGCTGAACAACGACCTGTTCTCCGGGTTCCTCAACACGTTCAACGAGTTCGCCGACGTCGACGTCTACAGCGACACGGCGATCCTGACCGGTCACGACACCGCGGGCGTGCTCTCCGAGCTCGCGGCCGACCGGAACCACGTCCGGAACAACGCCGCGATGGCGGACTACGTGAGCGAGGACGTCGGCGACGCCGAGACGATTCGCGGACTCTCTGGGACGGCCCGGTTCCGTGACTACGACGGCATCCCGATCGTGGCGAACCAGCACGCGATCAAGCACGGCGACATCTCGTCGATCTTCATCGTCCCGACGGACACGATCCGCGGCCAGCCGCGCCTCGCGATCGAGCAGTTCCAGGAGCCCTACGTCGAGACCGCGGGCCGTGGCCAGTCGCAGGGATACCTCGCGACCGGCAACTACCGTGACGAGGCGCTCATGAAGCTCGACCACGAGGCGGTCAACCGCGACTTCGCCTCGGCCGCGCTGCTTCGCGACATCGGCGAGTAACAACACATGAGCGACCGCGATACTACTACTATCAGCGTTACCGCCCTCATCGACGGGACGCAGTACGTCCACACCGTTGAGGGGACTCACTGGCGTCGCGACGATGAGCGCACGGTGTACGTCTACAACGACGACACCACGGTGCTCGAACTCGACGCCGAGTACTTCGTCGGCGCGATGCGCGAAGACAGCGTCGAGACGGAAGTCACCACGCAGTAACCCCCACATCATGCCTATCAGTACACTCCCGAGCGCACGCGAATTCGAAGAGAAGGATCACGCCGAAGTCGAGTTCGTCGGCTTCCGCTACATCGGCGACGAATCGACGAAGGTCGACCGCGACATCCGACAGCGGGTCGGCTACAACGGGCCGCCGAAGTTCCAGGTCGGCCGCGTCTACCTCGCGCTGCTGCCGACCTACCTCGACGCAAACCACGTCGAAAACAACAACATCGGCGTCCATGCGCTGGAGTCGCGCAGCGACTTCGAGGTGATCTACGACCCCGAGCGGCTCGCTGAGGCGCTGCTCGACCAGAACTACCTCCCGCCCGAAGCGTTCTACGAAGGATTCGACCGCTGGACGCGCCAGAAGGTCATGGAGAAGCTCGATCTGGACGATGTCGGGCGCGTGTTCGAGAAAGACGACGAAGAGCCCTACCGTGATCAGCTCCGCGCGATCGCCGGTGTCGAAACCGATGACGAGGCCTCGGTCTCCACGCAGCGCTCCGACGAGTACACGAGTCGGTTCTCTCGGTCGGAGGCGTCGGAGATCATCGCCGTCCTGCGCGAGGCTCAGGCATCGGAACCGCCGTTCGATCCCGGTGCGCACACCATCGCCGAACTCGAAGAGGAGCTCGAGACGGATGCGGACGAGAAGTGGGACGTCGACTCGCTCAACGCCCTCTATCAGGCTGAGCGGCTCGGCGACGATCGCACGGGAGCCCGCAACGTGCTCGAGGATGTGCTCGGCGACGACCTCGAGCCGGTCGACTTCGAGATCGACCTGGAAAGCGCCGGGCTCACGGACATGACCGACTACCTCACCCGGTACGACCCGGCAGTGGTTGAGGAGGCGGCCGATGTCGTCAACGGCGACGCAGAGATCTCCGACCTCACGGCCACGCCCGACACCGAGGAGTGACGCCCGATGTCCGCTTCCGCTGACCCGATCCGGTACGCCACCGTCGACGCCGTACTACTGGCTCTCGGGAAAGACCCAGATCCAGATCCCGCCGCCGGAGGTCATTCCGAAGAACTGTTGGATCGGATCAAAAAACGCGTCGCATCTGCCACGCAGACGTGGATCAACCGGACGGGACGGGCATTCCATCCCGTGCGTGTCGGCGCCGTCGACGAGCCCCGAAGCTGGGAAGTCCACGACGTCCAAGACGCGCGGTCGTGGTCGCCGGCGAAAGTTATCGTCGATAATCCTCGACCACTCCCGTTCGATCCCACCGAGGGGGACACCATCGAAATCCGATCTGGGCGTAACCAGTGGGACGACGTCACCGACGAAGAAGGTGACGCGTGGTCGATGGACTACCGGCGTCGCCGGCTTCGAGTGTTTGAGCGCCGGCTCGCTATCACGCGCCGTGATGATCCGAACACGAGCTTTGTCCGACTCACGTATCGGTACGGCCCACTCGGCGAAGAGGTACAGATCAACGCCGACAACGTCGTCACGAGTGTGCCGCCCGACGTTTCTGAGGCGATCGCCGCAAAGGCCGCCACGCAACTTGCCCTCGACGATGAGCTCCGTCGGAGTGTTGACGACGACGGGCAGCTGACCAGCAGTTCCTCAAAACGATCGGCTCTCCAAGAATCGTGGGAAGATACAGTCGCTGACTACACGGGCTTCTCGACACTCTGACTATGGGGCTCAAACGCAGCTTCAAAGATGAACTCCGCGAAGCGACTCTCGACGATATCGAGGAGACCGTTCGCGACGAGATTGGGCCGCAGCTGATGGAGGCTGCTCGCGAGAACTGGAAGGCGTACGCCAGTCAGAACGACTACGACATCGATCACATCTGGGAAGATGCTGAGGGCCCTCACATCGGACGCGACGGCGACAGCATCACCATCCGTATCGAGTGGCCGGGGCTCACGGCGCTCTTCGAATGGGGTGTTGACCCGCACACCATCGAGGGCAATCCAATACTCAGCTTCTACTGGAAGTCGCCACCTGAAGGAACTCGCCCGCCAGGCGCACCAGCACACGTCGAGACAGACAGTGTGAACTGGGGTAGTGTGACCGGCGGCATCGACGAGTCGCGAGCGATTCGCGATGCGATGTCTGATCTTCGGCAGGTGATGCCCTAGTGGTTCAGAGCGAAGTCCGCTGGGCGCTTGAGGCGATCGCCGCCGAGTGGCCCGGTGGCGCATTCGAAGACGAGGACATCGTCCGCATCGATCGGCACGAACCCGAACTCCTTGAGACCGGCGAGCGGACAAAAACGGCCGAGTTCTCACGACACGCCGCAATTGCTGTGTCGCGACCGAGCCGAACCCGGGAGCCGCTGGGAACTGAGTTCAACTACGACGTTGAGACAACGCTCGACATCCGCATCCGGGGGTCACACGTCCGCGCCGGCGGGACAATCCCCTCGGATGACGAGTTCCAGCGGCTCGTGAACTACACGCAGGCTGCCCTCGACGCCCGCCGGAAGTATCCGAGCATCAAAGCAGACGATCCGATCGGCCACGTCACCTATCTTGAAGCGATAGTCGGCGGGCCGAAAGATATCTCGAGTAACAACCTCGACGATTTTGCCGTCAACATCGAGGTCCGCCTTAACGGCCGCCAAGATCCTGATAAGCGATGACCAACACTCATACACAGACGAATCGAGGTGAACAGCTGTGACTGGCGCCGGTTCAGCAAGCGTCTTCTGGACGCCTGAGAACTCGTTCGGCGCCGGTCCGCAAACCGATCCGAACTGGTACCTTCCAGGGAAGAACATCACTGTCAGCGAACTGGCAGTCAACCAAGCGCTTCAACGCACACGCGATCCCGACGACCCGACGCCCGACGGCTCCAGAGAGGGGCCGTGGGAGGGCGCAGCGACCGTCAGCTGGGACATCACCGACGCGAACTGGCACGACCTCGTGTTTGCGGACGGCGGGACTGCGCTCCCCCACTCGTCGATGCTCGCGCCGACGGCCTCGTGGTACTTCGGGATCGACCTCCCGGACGGCTCGACCATCCCGCGAACGCCAGTCGGGACGGCAGTCGTGGACGCGACGATCGAGTACAACCGCGGTGAGCACAACCGTGTCGAGCTGACGATGCTGTTCGGCGACGAGGACGACAGTATCTCAGAACCGGACGAGGCAGACATCGAACGCCCAACCAACGACCAGATATACACCTATCACGGGACCAATCTGGTCGTCGACGGCACGTCTCAGGCGCTCATGCAGTCGTGTACGCTTTCACTGTCGAATCTGTCCCGGATGCGGACTGGGCAGTCGCGAAAGCCGTACGATGCCGTCACAGGAGCTATCGAGCCGAGTCTGTCGAGTAATGCGACGTTCACCGAGAACGACCAACAGACACTCGCCGCCGCGTCGACGTCGAATGGTGGCGTTGAGATCGTCGGCGCTGTTGACGCCGTCTTCTCAATGGAAAACGGCCTCGGTGACACAATAGAGTACGCGCTGTCCGGCGTCCAGCCAACCACGTACAACTGGCAGGAATTGGTTGCGGCCGGCACTGACCTGAGCGAACCGATTGATTACCATGTCGCCGACGTTGAAGCCACGGAGACCACCGCATGAGCGACTCTGACAAAACGATCGACCTCAAAACAGAAGCCGAGCGTATCGCCACCGAACTCGAGGAAGTCACTGACCGGATGGCGGACATGGATCCGTCAACGGACGTGTACCAGTCGCTCGACGAGCGCTCTTCACGACTCGAAACGTACCGTCGAGGCGTCGGTTGGCTTCGTGGCTTCCCCGAAGAAGACTACCCCGACACCGACGATCCGGGGTCGGACTGGGAAACTGAAGAGATCACCCTCCGGCGACTCTCCATGGGTGATGGGCTCCGTTTGGATGAACACACGAGCGGTGAGACAGAGCGCACACTCTGGCAGATCGCGATCGGGACACACGACGCGCCGTATCTCGAACACGACGGCGAAGAGTACCCGGAAGTGCCTATCGAGGATGTCGAGGAGACGGTTGCCGTCCTCGACGAGGAGCCGCCGCTCGCGACCGGTCGCTGGCTCCAAGACCGCGTCGACGAGGTGAGCACCGTGGGAAACCCGAGCGGCGCGGGCAGCTACGCGCACTTGCTCACGACGAAGCGGAGCTCGGAGATGTCGCCGACAGCGTAGAACGCGACTATCTCATCGGGAGGGCCGTGGCTGCCGGACACGACCCACGCGAAGCGCGCGAGTATCCGATCCGTGACCTCAAACTGATGGTCCTGACTGATCCGCCCAACGTGAGTGATATCCTGTGAGCGAGTTCTCTACAGAGAGCACGGTCGAGATCCTCGTCGAAGAGCGCTCGCTGCGTCAGGCGCGTCAAGAGGTTGAGGCAGCGTTCGAGGATGTCCCTGTTACCGTGTCGAGTGGGGGTGGCAGCCGCCCCCCGGAAATGCGGTCTGACGGCGGTGGTGGGGCGTCCGGCGGACGGCGCTCGGCGCGTCTCGCCGAAGCGCAGACGGAGCATCTCGAAGACGCCGTCTACTACCTCGAAGAAATCGAGGATCACGTTGCTAAGGCCGGCCCAACTGGCGGCGGTCTCGGCGGCGTCGGGACCGAGCTGCTGGGAGTGGGCGCGGAAACAGCGGGCGACGTTGCAGTAGAAACCGGAAATACGGTCGCTGACGCCGTTATCGACACCGTCACGACAGGCGTCGGGAACGTCATCGCCGATTTTGTTCCTGGTGGTGGCGGTGGTGGTAGGGGTGGCAGCAGTGGTGGCAGTGGCAGGGGGGGCGACACGCTCTCGCCGACGATCACCACCGACACCGAGCTGTCGCCGACGTTCTCTCCGGTCTTCCGGCCGACGTTCAATCCCGAGTTCTCGCCACAGTTCTCGCCAGAGTTCACGCCCGAGCTCGACGTCGCCCCGGAGCTGAGCGTCTCGCCGCAAGTCGACGTCTCTCCACGCGTCGACGTCTCGCCCGAGCTTGAGGTCGACTTCCCTGACCTCAACTTCGGCAGCGACATCCAGAGTCCGCATCCCGTTGAGGTGACAAACTGGCCGAGCGTGTCGGGCGGTGGTAGCGAAGCAGACAGACAGCCAAACAACAGTTCCGATGGCACCGGCGGAGTACAACTCGGCGGTGATAACGGGATTACACTCGGTCCCGGGGGAATACAGTTTGGCGGAGACAACGGCATCACACTCGGAACAGATCCCGGCGATCCGACCCGCACACAATCCAACACCAGACGGAGTCAGGCAGCAACTGTTACAAATAGCTTCGACGTCTCACCGCAGTTCACGTTCAACATCGATACTGATCGGCTCGTCAGGGAAGTCAGCCGAGAGTTTGACAAGAAGATACGCGACATCAAGAGTGACCTTATCGATCGGGTCGAAGACGTTGAGGGCGACCTTGACGACCTCAAACGAGATATACGTCGCTGATTGGCCCACCACTTATCAATCCACATACTAGACAGATAGATATGAATAAAACAGGCACCCGGGCAATCGTTGCGGGGGGGTTTGTCGCGTCGGTGTTTGTCCTCCACCTGCGTGAGATACCTGCCGAGGCCGAACTAACTGCGGTGGGTGTACTCGCAGCCGCAGCTGGTGCTGGGATCGTTGTCGGATACACTCACGCGCAACGCGAGCAGCAAGAGCTATCCGAACTCCGCAACACAGTCGGCCGAATCCGCGAAGATCAGAAGCGTGCTTCACAGCGGTTTGAAGTCGTTGACGGCGACGAACTCGAAGACGACGTCTAACCACCGCCCCGCGCCGGTCAGCGCGTACCGTTTTCAGTACACCAATGCTCACCGACAGATTCGTACTTGAACTGGATGCGTTCGACCGCACAGCAACCTTCGAATTCAGAGGCGATTTCACGCCAACAAGGGAACTGAATATAAACCATCTGGTCGGTGGTAGAGGCGACGTGATCTCGACCCTGTACCAGCAAGCGAGCGACCTCGACCCGACGGACATCCTGCCGGACACGGAGATCCCGCGCCGCGCCGGCTTCTTCCTGGACGCTGGCGGCGGCCGGTCGACGTTCCAGTACACCGCCAACGTCGGCGTCGGCGACGACGACCTCCAGTGGGGCGACGAATCCAGCGCCGCGGGCGAGGCGAACCAGTATGACGCGACCGGCGACGTCGATCCAGTCGTGAAGCGCGACGTGCTCTTCCGCTGGCTGGCTGAGGTGCGCTCGGACTCCAGCGGCAAAGCCCGGCTCTACACCGGCGCGTGGACCGACGGCACATACGCCGACAGCCCGGGCGTGTACGGCGAGCCACTTCCCGTCGCACTGCTGTCGGCCCGCGCCGAGAAGCAGCCCGACGACTCGAGCGTGGTCAGCTACACGTTCGAGTTCGAGCGCGTCGCCCGCGTCCCGGGCGCTGTCGACGAGGTGACTGAGGACTTCAGCGAGGCTGCTGATGACGCCGTCAACCAGCTTGGCGACCTCGTTCCGGACTTCTGATCCACCATGACCACGCGAATCTACACAATCCCCCTCCCAGAGGCAACGACGCCCGACGAGCGCGACTCACTCGGCACACAACTCTCCGAGCAGGGCGTCCTCGGCAGCGACGCGATCGTCGAGGCGCTCTCCTCGCAGGCGGCCGACCTCACGCTCACGGGCCGGTACGCCCTCGGCCGGTACTACTCCGAACTCGTCGCGACCGAACTCGAGGAGCTTGCCGACTCGGCGCTTGGCGCCGTCTCCTTGTACGGCGGCGACAGCAACCGGTCGGGCTACTACCAGATCGAGAGCGCGGACGTCGAGCCCGTCCACGCCGGCGGGCGTGACATTTGGGAGTGGACGCTCACGCTGACGAACGCCGGCACACGAAAGAGCCATCTTCAGGCGTTGGAGACGTTGCCCTCACAGCCCGATCCCGGCCATGAGTTTGGGAGCGACCTTGACGGACACGTAGGTATTCCAGCGGCCGCCCGCCAAGTGCGAGCCGTCGACTCGACATCGGAGCCGACGCAGCGGACCCGACCCACACCCGTCGCCACCGTCGCCACCGAGTTCGGTGACGTCGACCGCTTCGACGCAACGACACTGTCAATCGACGAGCCGGTACTCCTGTACGACGTGTCGCCGGACGCACAGGCCGCTGTCGATGTCCGTGTGTACGACACGAACGGGCGCGACTCGAAGTTTATTGAGGGTGACAGCGGTCGGGTTCGGGCGTGGCAGTCGGTGTACGCCCATGACCACGAGTTCACCGGAAGCGTGGTGTTGAGTAACGGCCTCCTCCGGCTCACCATCGACGAGCCGACCACCGCCGACGCCACGGCCGCCCTCGAGGCCGAGCAGTGGGACGCCGACACGGACACCTGGACCGCCGTCGACCTGCCCTCGTACGCCGACGGTGATCTCGACACGGACTGGCAGCCCGCCGACGTCGACCTCACCCACATCGGGCAGGCACGCGTCGCCGCGCAGGTCGAGTTCGAGGCCGTCGCCGGAACGAACCAGGGCGACGTCTACGCCGTCGACGTGGATCTGGAGCGCGGGCGCGAGACGCTGGAGGTGTGGGCGCCCGAGTCGGTCGCCGAGCTCCCGCCGCCGGACCTGGAGGCGTTGCTTGAGCCGATCGCCTCGACGAGCGTCCTCGATAGTGGCGTCGAGCAGGGGCTTGTGGCGCGTGAGGAGGTGCGTCTGTAGATGCCGACGGAGACGTTCACTGCTGGCGACGACTTCACCGTCCCGCCCGGTGCGTCCTCTGTAACGGTCGAGCTAGAGGGGGAAGCGGGACAACAACGCACCCCGGGTAGCTCCGAAGAATACGGCGATTCGGGTGACGGCGGGCGCGTCGCCGGAGAGCTCTCCGTCTCGCCCGGCGACGTACTCCGTATCCGCAGCAGCCCCGGAGGGGCCGGACTCGGCGACGGCCAGGACGGCGGGGACTCCATCGACATCCGGGTCGGTGGGACGACACTCAACGACCGCGTCGCCGTCGCGGCCGGTGGCGGCGGCGGCGGGCACTTTAACGACACGTTTGATTTTTACAACGAACCGGGCGGCAACGGTGGCGCGGACACCGGACAGGACGGCAGCGGCGGGGGAGGGGGGACACAAACGTCGGGCGGAGCGGGTGACACGGACGACATTGACGGTCAGGACGGGTCGTTCGGGGCCGGTGGCGACGGCGGTGGGGGCGATCCAGACAGTTCAAATGCTGGTGGTGGCGGCGCGGGGTGGTACGGTGGCGGCGGCGGCGCCGCGCAGATAGCCTTTCAGGGTCCGGCCGACTCTACCGGCGGCGGTGGGGGGTCGAACTACACGGACGGTCTCGACACCGTTACCGCCAACGAACGCGGGGCGTCGTCACGGTCGTACTCGCAGGGCGGCCTCGTCACGATCACGTACGAGGTCGCGCCACTCCCGCCCGGTGCGTCGGCCGCGTACGTCGCCGACGACCAGATCGACGTGAGCATATCCGAGGACGCGTCGGCGGGAGACCCTGACAACTTCGAAGTCGAGGTGCGGCGCGACGGCGGGACGTGGCAGAGTCCGGCCGGCGGGCCGTCGTCGCCGTCGCCAGTCACAAACAGGTTCGGCGACTGGGGGTCGTGGAGAGGCGATGTATCCGTCACACAAGACAAAGACGGATTCAACGAGGTCGGTCGCGTGGACGCAACGCAAAATACTGGTTTCGAGGACATATTCACAAGCGAATTCAAAACCGGAGACTACGCCGACTCGGGCGAAGGAGAGTACGTGTATCTGGCCTTTGCTGCCAAATGGAACGAGCGACCGGACAGATTCGATGCCGGCGTGTCCGGCGTCAGCGGAGAAGCGATCGTGAACCCAGACCCGGACCCAAACAACTACCAACTCTACGTAGTCAAGGCGGACGGGCAGAACAGCAGAGACGAATACTTCAGGATTTACTACAGTAAATCAAACACAACAGCAGTCGCGGACATCGCAGACCCGTTCGTGTGGACCGCGCAAGAATCTGGGCCCGGCGCGGGTATAGTCGGGACCGCTTCGGACCGCACGGTCACAGGACAAACCCATCATTACGGGCCGAGATCTGACAACGCATACGGCGCGCAGGTCGGTATCGATTCAAAGTTTGAGTTCCGTGTTCGGGCCGTCAACGGCGCCGGGCCGTCCGACTGGACCTACACCGACCCGGTCTACACAACACCTGTTCCGCCGCACGATCCATACGTCACGCGAGAGACTGGGCCAAACGGCTCCCCGCCAAAGAACACGATCCGTTTCCACTGGACGAACAGAAGCGACATCCGCGACGTAACCGAGATTGAATTCCGAGAGGACACCGGGAGCGGATACGGGGGTTGGGGCGGTATATCTGCGTCAGACCCCGACGATATGCGGTGGTTTACCGTCAGCGGGCTGAACAATATCCTCTCTGCCGACGCGCGATACCAGCTTCGGCTCAGGACAGTCGCTCCCGATGGAAAGACGAGTGAGTGGGCGTATGCTGACTACGGCAACGAGGGCAACGTCTACTTTGAGGACGACTTCGAGAGTGGCGACCTCTCGGCGTGGGACGAGACAAACCTCGCGGGAGACACGGGAGTCCGCTCTGGTTCTGGAGGCGGCGACCTGACCATTACCGGAGCCGACACGGGGTCGAACTACTTTTACGGTGAAGGCGAGGGCGACGACGAGGGGACGTGGATACAGAAGAACCTCGGTGACTTGTCGGGCGAGTCCGACGTGTTGGTCCGCTGCGCCTTCGCCATAGCGAGCCTCGATACCCCGAACGAGGACTTCGGAATATCGTGGTATGACGGTTCTTCATGGCAACCGCTAGAACACTTCGGGTCGGCGTACAACCGTCAAGGATGGTTTGAGGTCGCTGCCCTCGTACCATCTCCCGACCTTTCGACTGATAACCGGATTCGGGTCGGGACGACGACGAGTGTCGGTATGTTCAGCGGTGACCACTTCGCCGTCGACCGCGTGGTCGTCTCGGACATCCTCCACGAGTACACCGCGCCCGCCGCGCCGTCGAACCTCTCGCTCGACGCGTCGACGGAGCGCGAGATCGGCCTGACGTGGGAGAACAACGCCGCGTTCAGAGACAACAACTACGTCGAGTTCAGGCGGTCGTCGGAAACCGATTTCGAGTACCTGTTCAACAACGGCGGGGCAACAGGTGTCGACGACACGTCGAACACCATACCCAGGCTACTCGACGGCGAAGAGTACGACGTGAAGGTCCAGACCAAAGTTATCCAGAACCGCAGAGGCGAGCGATCCAGCAGCCAGTTCCGGACGCGTTCGCCAGTCTCGACGGAAAAAACGGTGTTGCCCGCGCCGACCAACCTGACTGTCTCGGGCGTGACGGCCGACTCCGCCGATCTTGCGTGGCAGGCGTCGCACAATTACGGTGACACGCTCGTCCAGTACAAGCCAACCGACGCCGGTTCGTGGACGACCTACTCAACGGTCGCCCGCGACACCACGTCCGCGACGCTGACGGGCTTGCGAAACGGCGAGGCGTACGACGCTCGTGTCGTAGCGAGTACTGAGCACACGCAGACGGAGGACGATAGCTGATGCCTCAGCAGTTCACCACCACGCTCCCAGACGAGGATCAGCCCGTCCTCGGCAACGGCGTCGAGGACGAAGTCGCCGTCGACCGCGAGAGCGCGCCGACGAACTACGGCTCGGTCCGCATCCAGATACGTGAGACGGGGCAGTCGGCGTGGGGGTCCTCCGCTACGGGCTTCGCCGAGTTTATCGGCGCGTTCGGCACGCTCACGATGGAGTTCGTCGGGCGCGAGGACGGTGAGGAGTACGAGGTCCGCGCCCGGACGGAGACCGAGCACCGCACGGGTGCGTGGACGGACCCCGTCGCGATCACGACGCAGTTCCCCGGCGCGACCAGCCTCTCCGTCTCGGTTGTTTCCTCTACTGCGATTGACCTCTCGTGGACTGACAACGCCGACAACGAGGACGGTCAGTACGTCGTCCGTGAACGACGACTCTCCGACGGGTCATGGGGGCGGGAACGGATCGCTCTTGACGCCGGTACCAACACGGAGTCCATTACCGACGACACGGCGCAGCCAGGTCGTGAGTACCGTTACCGGATCCGACCATACACCGAACATACTGAAGCCGACAGCAACACCGAGACGGCGACAACGCCGCCACTCGACGGCATCCGCGACCGACGTATCCCTGCGAGCGGCTGGAAAGTTGAGGTCGACCATCCGTCGGGCGACACCCTCTCGCCGACAGTCCTCACCGACGCCGAGTGGCGGCCACGACTCAACGCTCAGCCCGAGATCCGCGTCCCTGTGCCCCGCTCGTCGACGTGGGAGGAGACCGATGTCGAGGGCTCGACGATCCGCGCCTGGAAGGACGGCACCCGGCTGCCGATTGACGAGCTCCAGACTGTTGAGCGCGACGAGACACAAGACGTCCTCGTCGCTGTTGGCGGGACCGCGCTTGAAGACGACGTCGAGGGCATCGAGTACCCCGAAGCGGACGCGCATGTCGCCGCCGAGGAGGTGATCGAAGAGGAACTTGGCTGGGTCGCGAACGTCGACGACCCGCAGACAGACGCCCGCGAAGACGTGCGGCTCTTCCAGGCGAGCGACTCCGGTGACTTCACCGAAGCGCTCGGTGGTGCCGATCCGTTCCCGGCGACGTCGCCACTGACCGTCCAGAACAACGAGGTGTACGCACAGCCGACCGGCTGGTTCCGCGAGGCCGAGGACGCCGACTACAGCGGCACCGTCAACACGACGCAGGGCGGCGAGTGGTCCGGCGGCCAGTCGGTGCGGCTGTCGTCGGGCGAGGCGTGCGAGATAAGTTTCCAAGTCCAGCACACCATCCCCGACGGACAGGCGACGGCGACCATCGTGTACGGCATCCCGTCGGGTGAGGCGCCAGGACTGGAGTTCACGCGGACCGATCCCGACGGCTCCGAAACTGTCGTCTCGTCGTTCGGCCCGGGCGGCATCAACGATACGGGTGGACAGTTCCAACTCGATTCGTTCGAGGTCACGTTCAACAACGACGGCCCGCTTGAGCCGGGGGTGTACGACTTCGAGGTCCGGATCCCGGTGACATCCGGCGGCGAGCTCTATCTCGACTTCCTCCACGCTCGCGACGCGCGCTTCCCAGTCGACCAGGACACGACGCCTGTCGACGGCGTCGTCACTGGGTGGCAGCAGCGTCCGGCCGACATCGACATCGTCTTCGAGCCGATCACGTCGGTCGAGCAGGTGGTCGCCGCCGAGATCGATGTCGACATGGCCGGCGGCGGCCCGGTGGCGCTCGCGCTCCGGAACGACCAGACCGCCGCGTGGGACGAGGGGACGGGATCGACACACGCCGCGACGTTCGCAGAGCCAAGCCAACTGCTTCAGGCGCGCGTCACGCTCGGGCGCGAGGACTCCGGAACCGCCTCGGGCGAGTTCGGTGACACACCGCACCGGCTGGAGTTTCTCGACCTGTTTGCCGACCTCATCAACACACCCGTGCTCCTCGACTTCGTCCATCGCGGCACGATCGAAGAGCTCCTCAACCGGATCGCCGACGCCGGCGACTTCATCTGGGAGCTCCGGCGTGCGGCGCCGGACGCGAACGCGGAGTATCGCATCGAGTGGACTCAGCCCGGGCAGCGGCTCGCGGATAGCGAGCCGACGCTTGTCTCCTTCGACGGGCAGCGGTCCATCGCGGAGAGCTACCAACGCGTTATCGCGGAGGGGAAGACCTCCAGTGTCGAGAGCGAGACGTTCGTGGCGAACGACTACGGACTCAACGTCGGCCTCGACGAGGGACCGGTCGACACGGGCTCGGAGACGGTGTACGACGTCGGCGACCGGTCGACGCAGTACGAGCGCAACATCGACTACACACTCGGCCACTCCGAGGGGACGATCACCATCCTCGAAGGTGGGTCGATGACGCCCGGCACGGAGTACGCGATCGACTACGAGTGGCGATTCGAAGGCGAGTACGCGCAGCCCGCCGTCGACGATCCGGACACGCTGCGCGAGGAGTTCCCCGATGCGACGTCGAACCGCGAGTGTGAGCAGCTGGCGCTCGCCGTCGTTCGTGAGGTTGCCGAGCCACTGGAGGAGGCCGAGGTGACCATCCGCGAGACGGACCCGAGCCGGTCGCTCGTCGCGTCGATCCCGGCAGATGAGTTGCCCTTTGAGGGCCCGCTAGAGGTGCGTGACATCTCGAGTGCGGCGCGTGAGGTGACGCTGACGCTGGGGAGCCGGGAGACTGCGGGCGACGTCGTCGATAACCTGCGGCGACGGCTCTCCGCGGTTGCGCGGAACGTCTGACCACGACCGCACCGATGAGCGCCCGCTTCGCGCGGCGGGCGTGAGGCTACCAGCGCACCCTGATTCATGACCGCACTCATCGACACCCTGAGTCGCATCGCTCTCGAACACGCCCAGCTGCTCGCGCCGGCGCTCGCGTTCGTCCTCTTCCTCGTTGCGCAGCGCTACCTCGGCCGGTGGCCCGACCTGTGGCGAGCCCGCCGGCTTGTCCTCCCTGTGCTCGACCGCCTCGCCGACGGCGACTACGACGCGGAGCTCGACGTCGTCGAGGGACACACCGCTATCGATGTGTCGGCGGCGGCCGACGCCCTCCCGGAGAAGACCGGGCTTCGACTCAACACGCGGACGCTCGTCGGGACGATCGACGCGCCGCCGAGCGAGGTCCGCACCGAGTTCCGGTCGATGTCGAGAGTGTATCCGAACACGCTCGCGTCGATCCAGTACGATGTCGACGAGGCGACGGGCGAGCGCGTCTGGGAGGTCGGCTCGTACGCCTACAGACCGGAGGGCTTCTTCGGGATGTGGCAGTTCCACATCCGGCTCACGCCGGCGGCAGGCGGCCGACAGACGCGCGTTTGGAGCCATTACGAACGCTCTGCGTGGCGCGCGCCGGTCCGGCACTACCGCGGCGTGGGGTGGTCAGCTGAGGAGGGCGTCCGCGAGATCGCGTCGCTGTTCGCGAGTGACAGACGGTTCCGCGCGAGCGACAACGCCGTTTGAGTCGTCGACCGGTGGTCGCTTCCGGACTCAGAGAAATAGCGTCACGCTGTCGACTCCTTCTACGCGAAGTCACCGAGCGCGCCTTGGCCGTCGTCTCGGGTCGTGTCCTGCCCGCGGCGGACCTCCTGACACGACTCGCAGAGGAAGTCGCCGGCGATTGTCGTCGCCTCGGTCGCCGTCCCGCAGCGCTCGCAGTGACCGTCGGCGCAGCTCGTACAGCGCGTCTCGCCGTCGACGTCCACGAGCACGGCGCCGTTCGAGCCGACGCCGCAGTCGGCGCAGTTACTAGTCGTCATCAGGTGTCACCTCCATCCACCGCGGATCGCTCGCAAGCGTCTCGACGGCGATGTCCAGCGTCGCACCGGGCTCTGGCGTCCGTGGGTGACCGTTCCCGATCGTCACCGAGAGCTCTGCGACGCCGTCGAGGACAGCGACGACAGCGACACGGAACCGCGCATACTCCGCGATCCCTGTCGCCTGATACGGCCGATCCCACGGTTCGGGCAGGTCTTCGGCAGCGCTCTCGTCACAGCGCCACGTTTGACCGGGGCGAACGCGGCTCTCTGCCGACTCGGGCTCGGACACGGTGACGCTCATGTGTCCCCTCCGTAGGTTCCGAACTGGTAGATCGCATCCAGATACGGCTCGCGGACCGACCGCTCCCAGTCGTCCCAGTCCCCGTGACGGTACACGCGATCGCGGGCCGTCGTCCCGTCCGGAGCGTCCCCGCGGATGTAGGCGATCAACTGGTCCGACATGTGGTCGTCGTAGACTCCACCGCCGAGCCGGTGGTTGTGCGTGAAGTAGTGCCGGAAGTAGTGCGCCGTCACCTTCTCAGACGTCCTCGCGCCGGGCTCCCACCAGCCATATCGCTGGAGAATGCCCTCGTACGCGTTGCTACCGGTGAGCATCTGCGAGACGGCTGAACTCGTGAGCCGGTTCCGGTCGCCTCGCTGCGACTTGGTGAACAACGGGCAGGCCTGTGCCGAATGCTGTACCGCCGGTCGCCGTGCGAGGAGGTACTCCAGCAGCGCGGTCTTGAGCTCGGCGTCGACAGGCACGATCGTCCCACTCTCCCGTTGCCGCTTCACGCCGGCCTCGCGAACCTCGCCACGCACCTCCGTCCCAGCCTGATACCCCGGTTCGAGGAAGAGCGCGTCACGACGATCGCGAACGGCAGGAAGGAGGTCGACGCCACGCTCTTCCAGGAAGGACTCGTAGACCGGGTGGTCGAGGGTGAGACAGCATAGGTCGATGTTGACGACTTCGCCGAGCCGGGCACCGGTCTTCAGTAGCGTGAGGATGAACGCCCGCTGCCGGGGTGTCCCCAGCCAGTCGACGAACGACCGCATCTCGTCGAGGTCGATCTTCGGACGGCTCGGCGAGCTCGACGGCGTCTCGACATCCGGGAGATCATCCATCGCGGTTCGGGCGGGGTTCGCGCTCACGATCTGTGCCGACTCCACGAGCCAGTTGTAGTACGTCGCGAGACGGCGGAGGTAGTCGTAGCGCGTCCGGTCGGAGACGTCGATCCGGTCGGGGCGGCCGTCGCCTGCGCCGATGGCGTAGTAGTGCTCGCGAAGGTTCCCTTTCAGGTGCTCGTTGAACGCGACGACGTGGGTGTCGTCGATGTTACACGGGTGTTCGTCGAACTCCGCCGCGAGGAACGCTTGGTACTCGCGGAGGATCGCTTCCGTTTTCGTGATGTACGAGGCCTCCTTCCCGTACGTTTCGAGCCGATCGATGTAGACGCCGACCGGCCGTCGTTTGATGGCGAGTTCGTCGGCCGACGTCGACGTGTCCATCGCGAGGAGTTCATCATCCGACCAGTCCGTGGGCGCGGCCTCGCTCATCTGGATCCTCCGTCTTGGTGACCAGTCAGTTCGTCGAGCGCCTCGCGATCGAACTCGCCGGCGTCGTAGATCTGCATCCCGGCGCGGAGCCGCCACCGGAGCCACTCCGACCGAGATCGCGCATCGGATTCCTCAGCGCGCGCCTCGATATCGGCGATCGTCTCCTCCGAGAGCCCCGAAATGTTGATGCTAGGCATGGCTCAGTCAGTCGACATCCCACGGCACCTCGTCGAACCGGCTCGATGTCACCGACGAGAGCGCAGCGATCAGCTCCAGAGCAGCGTGCTCGCCGTGAAGCGCGACCGTGTCGCCGGCGCGGTCATCCTCGGGCGGGAAGTACTGCTCGAGCTCGATCATGAACGGCATGTCGTCGATGCGTTCGTCGACGTCGACGCGCCGGACGTGGACGCCGGCCGTCACCTCGTTCGGCGAGATCGCGGCGACGTGCTCGGTGGTGACGTCATCCCACGGCTCCTCGGTCATCGCGCGGTCTCCCAGCTCCTCTTCGACCTTGGTCAGCCCGAAGCCGTACTGCTCCCAGAGATAGTCGTCGACGACGTCGCGCGTCCGGGCGTTCCGTTTGCGCTCGCTTTCGTCTCGGTCGTCGCGCGGCTCCTCAACATCTCCGGCGGGACTGCCCTCAGGCATCGCTGGGTACCTCGCGACTCAGAACGTTGTCGGGAGCCGTCTCTCTGACAATCAGCCCTGATATCGGATCGCTGTCGACGCATTCGTCACAGTACGACGGGACAGTGAGTGTCGCCGTGTCGGGCTTGGCGTCGATCCCGACTGAGACGACGGTCGTGAACGTCTCGCCGCACTCGGAACACTCCGTGCGGACGGAGACTTCGGAGAGTGTGTTGTGAAGGAGGTCGGAACGCGGATGCTGGGCGAGGTAGTGCTCGAGCGCGTCAACCACGCCAGCGACTCGCTCCCCGCACACGCCGCATCGGTCAGTTACTCCGGATCGATCACTTGCCATGCTTCACCTCACGAAGTTCACGGGGATCGTCGAGTTCCCGAACCTGCTCCGCGAGTGATTCGGCGTTCCGAGATATGGCTTCGAGCGTCTCGGCTACCTCCGCGGGGTTCGTCGTCGATCTCCCACCGAGCGCGATCCAGCCGAGACCACGGCAGCCGTCGGCGGCTTCTCGTCCGAGTTCGGCGGTGTACTCCTCTATCTCCTGCGCGAGGTCGTGGTACGGTTTCAGCGTCTCGAACGGTCGGTGTTCAATCTCTCCGTCCCCCTGATCAGATCTGCTCAAGACGCTTCACCTCGCGTTTGACTTTCTCCGGCGGCTCTTCGAACACGAGCCCGTCATCTTCGATGAACTCGCGGGCCAGCGGCGTCGGGATCTCCTCGCCGTCGGCGACGCCGTTCGAGTGGAGCGTCGTACAGAGGATGTGACCGATGCTCCCCTCCCAGACGACACTCAGCCACTTGTCATCGCCCTCGTCGTCGACGCGGGCGTACCCTTCGTCCGAGATCTTGTTCAGCTGCTCCGCGAACTGGTCGCCGTCGTCAGTCGTCGATGGCATCGATCTCCTCCAGCGTTGTCGCGTTGTCGTGGAGTTCGAGCACGCGGTCCTTCGCGTCGGCCGCCTTCGACGCGCACTCGTTGTGCTCGCCTCTCGCTGCGGCCTGCGTCGCATCGGCGAGGTCGCGGTAGGTCTCCTCGAGGGCGTCCTCGTCGATGACGATCGGGTTAGCCATCGTTGACCTCTGTGAGTTCTTCGAGCCGCGCGATCGCGTCGTCAACACCGTTGCCGTCGACGTCCTCGTACGACTCACGGGCGTCTTGAACTGCGTCGAAGTCTTCTTGATCCTCTTGTAGAGCATCAGAAAGAATAGACTCTACTGTTTCTAATTCTCGTTTTACAAACTCAACACCTAGTCGAGCCGGCTTTGGATTTATTTTTTCTATACTTTCGATTGTTCCATCAGCCCATGAGATAGCTTGATCAACAGATTCGCTCATTTCGGCTAACTTTTCTTTATCAATCACTCCTGGTGTGTCAGCACCCTCTCTGATCTCGATGAGTTCTGCTTCCTTCTCCCACGCAATTTGTAGCAGCTCCTGTTTCCGCTCTCTCAATTCTTCGATTTTGTGTTCACGTTCCTCGATATCACCATCATCTCGATCTTCTGTTCTGTCCTCATCGGCCTTCGGCCGACAATGGTGGTATCCGGAACGAGCACTTCCATTTAGAAGGTCATGTTGTGTTGATATCTGTTCTATCATGTATTCCTCCTTGTCTGATATCTCGCTCAGAGGATGCTCGGACAACACAACCATCCGAGGTTCCTCACCATCAGACTGGAGGTCGTTTATCCACTCATTGAGAGGATCGCTATGCGGATGCGAAACGTGCGCCTGCCTTCGGTTGTCAGGATCAGTGGTGGCCCCAACGTATCGCGGGTTGTCGGTCCGGGGGTCTATAAGAATGTAGACGTGTGCGGTCTCGGTGTCAGTCATCATCTGTCTCTCGTGGATCTTCTACAAGTTCGTACAACCCATCGTACACCTTCTGGGCGTTTCCGTGTTCGACCAGTCGGCCGAGCCGGTCCCGGACGTACTGTAGGCTGTACCCTGTCTCTTCGGCTCCGAATGGTGCGGTGATACGACCGTCGCGAAGCATGTCGAGCAGATCCCGGTCTGCCGGTGCGAGGTCGTCCTCGTCGAGCATTCGGATGGTACTTGTCGTACTCACGCCATAAGGTATAGGTCACTACAACTTATGCCTTTGGCCATAGTCCATAGAACCTAAGGGTTAAGTGGCAAGGACTACAAGTAGGAGTTGAGCACGGGACGTGGCCGCAGAAGTGGCCCGGGGCGTTCCAGCGCCCCTGACCGTGCTGGAGAAACCAGCGATGTCAACTACGAACCCACGCGCTGAAAGGCGTACCGACACGCGATTGATCGCACAGCACACCACGCTCGGCATCGACGCCGAGGGATACGTTCACCACCTCGACCGCGACGCCGGCGTCGTCCACCGTATCGACCCCGGGACGGGCGCTCGCGAGCGCCGCTCGGACCTTCGCGAGTGGCTCGCCGCCCGCGACAACGTCGAGATGGGCAACGCCGTCGACACGTACGTCCACGAGTACATCGGCGCCGAGGTCGGGTGGGTCGAGCGCGACCCGACGAACCGCGATGTCTTCGGAGGTGCGTTCTGATGCGCGAGATCACTCGGTCCGCTGAGAAGCGCGTCCGCGCCCTCGAAGAGGCGGCTCGCGAACAGTTCGAGTCGAGTATCCTTCACAACCGCGTCTCCGTGGCTGTCCACGAGGACGACCGGCTGCGTGAGACGCTGGACGTCGTCGAGCGCGCGTACCAGCTCCACGACCGCGCCGATATGCCCGACGAGATGGAGTACGTCGCGTTCAACGCGGCCGAGGACATCAACGACCACTACGGGCTGCTCGTCGACATGGCGGTCGCCCGGGAGTGCGCGACCCTCATCGAGGACGCCCGTGGCGACTGGTTCGACGACGCCGACGACCAGGACGCCGTCGACGGTGCGGTCGCAGAGGCGAGCATCTGGCTGGCTGAGCATCGCGACGCCGCCGCGGCCGAGAGCATCGATGTCGACGAGGTCGTTCCGAACGACGAGGCTGACGAGGCGTTCGACCCAGCCGACTACGACGACGTCCGCGAGGCGCTGCTCGCGGCGCCGAACGGCTACGGGATTGAGCGGATCCTCGACTACTTCGACCCGATGGTCGACGACGAGGAGGTGACGCCCAATGTCTGAACAGGGCGCTATCGACGCCGACTTCGACGACGCCGAGCTCCCGTACGAGCAGCGCGTCGCCGAGGCGCTCGCGGACGTCCGCACCGAGCCCGTCCCGGGCAGCCTCGCGATCGACCTCGTGACGCGGCAGCTGCTGTTCGTCCGCTCGAAGGTCGCCGACACGCTCGGCGAGTACTACGAGCAGGAGGGCTTCGACCTCGCGACGTACGGCCCGCACCCGTGGCTGCCGGTGTCGGTCGACGACGCCGCCTACGAGTGCTACTACGTGAACGACCTCTCACTCGATAGTCTCGACGAGCTCGCCGACCTGCGCGACTACGACTTCCCCGCGGGGCGGCTCGCCGTCGTCGGCGTTGAGCAGGCGTGGTCTGACGGAGGTATCGGCGATGTCTAAGGCTGACGACGGTGCCGTCGACGCGACCACTGGGCCAGGAACGTTCGACGAGCGTGCGGCGAAAGCGCTCACCGAGAGCATGACCGTGCTCGACGACACGCTCGAGGGCGACCTCCGCGATGAGGAGTTCCGCGTGTACACGCCGACCGGCACCTACACGGTGGACATGGTGGCGGAGACGTGCGACTGCCCGGACGCCCTCCACCGGGGCGTCAGATGCAAACATCAACGCCGTATCGATTACGCTCGCGGCGCCGTGCCGATCCCGGGCTGGGCTGACCGCTCCGCCGTCGACGATCAGCTCGGCCAGCACCTCTCCGCGAGTCCGCGTATCGCTACCGCCGACGGCCGGACGGAGGTGTTCGAGGCGTGAGGCAGACCGAGCGCGGCTTCGACGTTGCTGTTCGCGACGACGAGGGGCGCATCGAGACGATGGTGACGGTGACGCCGATCGATGGCAACGTCGCACAGGCGACCGAGATCGCGGAGCTCGTCCGCGAGGAGTACCAGACGAGTGACGACGTGTTCGACGTCGAAGAGGGCGACGATGTCTGAGGACGCCCCGGTTTCGGAGCAGTCGGTGAGCTCGATCCGCCGCGCCGTCGACGGCGAGCTCCTCGACCCGGAGAACCCGATCGACTACCTCGTCGGGCTGCTCCTCGAGGGCAAGCGCTACGACGGTGCGTGGGACGGCGACGAGACGGCCGTCGCGAAGTACGCCATCGCCTCCTGGTGTCTGGAGCTCGGCTGGGCGCCAGACCTCACCGGGTACGACGTCGGCGAGCAAGCCGACCTCGGCGATGAGATCCCGTACCTCGACGCCGCGTTCTACGAGCACGCCGTCGGCGACGTCCAGGACGACGATAGCCTGCCGACGATCGCGTACACGACTGGCTCAGGCGAGCGCCGGCGCGTTCGCTACGAGCGCGCTCCTGAGAAGCCCTGGAGAGTCGAGCGTCATGTCGACCGGTGGGATGACGAAGTCGGGTGGGAGCCCTGTGGGGGCGAGGAGCTGTCCGAGCTCATCGTCCAGGGCGAGCACCGTGCCGCAGTAAGTATCACGGAGGGGCCATGAGCCTCCGCTCGTTCGCCTCTCCTAAGACGCACTTCCGGATCGTTCAGTCCGGCACCCCGCCGAGCGTCGATGGGTTGGCGATCACTGAGCCGAAGTACCTCGAGTGCGCCGAGTGCGGGGCTCGCGTCCGTATCGACGGGCCCGAGGGGCACACGACCACGATCGACAACCTGCCGCACGAGCGGGACTGCGGCCAGCGCGACGTCGTCTCGCAGTACTTCGAGGAACGGTTCGCCTGAGGCGGCGGCTGATCGCTTCATTTTCACTTTCAGTCCGGACAAGAACTCGCATTATATACTCAGCGGGTCTCGGTGGTAGTCGCATGTCGACACAACGGCACGCGCCGCCGGACCCGCCCTCCACGACGATCGACGCCGAGGAGGTCGTCACGATCGACCGCGATACGACGCCCGACCGGTGGCGCTACACCTGTCCGTACGGGCACACTGACTGGGACCGGACGAACAACCACGCCTGGTGTCCGGCCTGTCGACAGCTCAACGAGTCTGGGTTCGACGTCGACCCCGAGCACTACGAGGTCCTCGATAAGAAGCGCGAGGTGATGATCCCGTGGGACCAGCTGCGGCTGGAGTGAAGGGGCCGGAAGTGAGCCCCCGGTTTATGTCTCCCGCGCCGGCAGGTGGGCGTGTGGCCTCGACCACTACCCCCTCCGAAATACACCCCTCGCTTATCGGGAGTGCGAGCCACGGGCAAAACGCGATGTCAGGAGTCGGTCGGCTCGAGCTCGGACGCGTCGAGTTCCTCGTTGAGATAGGCCTCGCCTTCGGGAGTGATGTTGTAGAGGCCGCGGGATATCCTGACGAGCAGGCCATACTTGGCAAGTTTCGGACAACGGTTTCTGGCCGTACCCGCAGTAGGACCACCAAGGTCTTCGATCGCTTGTGGGGTCAGGTTCCCGTGTTCGCGGACCAGTTCAAGGATGGTGTCATCCGAAGGGACCATCCAGTCCGCTTCCTCTCGCATGTTGTCCGCCGAGTTGGTTGCTACCGACATATGGCCACCGATTATAACAGTATAGTGGTGGATAGCACTTAAACAATGGCATAACGCCATTGTTCAATGACGAATTGTCAGTAAGGTATTTGTAAGGGGCGCACTAACACGCATTTGACCTGGCCTCCGCGGGAGCAGAAAACCCCGCCGTGGTGGCACACGACGGGCTGGGTCACAAGCAACCCGCCTCTACACGAGGCGTTTGAGACCCGATGGAAGATAGATCACCCAACGGCCTTAGTAATAGGGCCAACGACGGCGGTAGCGACGACGCACAGATTCTCGACTCCTCGTTGACGATCGACGACGGGCACATCCCGGCGCCGGCCGGCCACGCCCCGCGGCTCGACGTCGAGCAGGTTGACCCCGACAGTACCACCCTCCGCGTGAGCGAGCGTGAGCGCGAGGAGGCGTGGATCGAATACGAGCCAGTGGGGGCGGTGTAGATGCGCGCGACCATCCTCGCCCTCGCCCGCGACGACATTGCCGACCCAACGATCGACGGGCACCTCGAGCAGAGCACGTACCCCGCGATCGAGTCGACCGCGTACGAGCGCCTCGACGGCACGACCATCTACGCTGGCGAGGCCGCCGGCACGATCGACACCGAGCGCGAGGCGATCTACGTCACCGAAGACGGGATCATCACTGAGACCGAGCAGGGCAAAGAGGACGTCTACTGTGAGTGGATCGCCGACCTTCGCGAGGGCTGGGTCGGTGTCAACCGCTCGGACGGCGACTGGCTGTTCAACACGCTCGGCGCGACGAAGGGCACGCTCATCGAGCGGGCCGAGATCGACGTCGACGGGTTCGCTGAGTACCTGAGCGACTACCCGAACGCGAACGCGTGGAACGTCACGCAGACGCGGAGCCTCGACCCGGACGACGACGCCGAAGAGGCGACCATCCACTACCACGACGCCACCCACCTCGCCGACACGGGCGGGAGTCGAGCGACGACGATGCTCGGCTTCGAGTACTGGTTCGAGGGCACGTACGTCCGCGGCGTCATCGCCGAGAGCGGCTACACGGCGCTGTTCGACGGCGGCGACGCGGCCGGGACGTACGCGGCGTGGATCAACTCGGAGATCCTCCCGTTCGCGAGTCTGCCCGAGGAGTTCCAGGGCACGCTCGGCGACGCCCAGGAGACCGACGACCAGGAGGTGGAGGCAGATGGCGAGTAAGCACCCACGCGAAGAGACGCCACTCGACGGGCAGGTCCGCTGTCCGGCGGGCCACCTCTGCTCGGACGCGGACAAGTACTGTCGCGAGTGCGGCGCGCCACTGCCCGAAGCCGATGCGGAACTCGACGTCGACGGGCCCGCGGACCTCGCCGCGAAGTGGCGCCGCGAGGCCGCGGCGGCCGACACGAACGACGTGGCGCGCGCCCGGCGAAACTGCGCGTTCGAACTCGAGCAGCTGCTCGACCTGGACGGAGGTGACGATGTCTGAACTCGACGCGACGACGGGCGTCGTCACCCTCGCCGAGCACGTCGACGGGCTCGGCCAGTCGGTCGCGCGGCGCCTCGACGACCACGGCATCGAGACGGTCGCGGACATCCTGATCGCCGACGAGGGCGCGCTCACGGACGTGTCGTACGTCTCCGAGACGCGCGCCGGGCTGCTCCGGGAGACCGCCGACGAGATCGCGGACGACTCCGACGCTGACCCGCTCGTCGATTCGGTCGAGGTCGTTCTCGAGGCGACGCTCGGCGAGAAGCTCCAGATAACGCTCGCCGAACGCGATGCGTGGGCGAACGCGTGGAACGTCATCGAGACCGAAGAGCCAGTCGAGTGGGTGTCTGGCGACGGCGACAACTGGCACACGCGCCGGCTCCGGATGTCAGAGTCGGCGTCCGGCACCGCCAAGGAGGCGCGAGAGTTCGACCTCGTGCTCGCCGGTGATGAGATTCGCGTCGAGGACCCGCCGGTCGAGTATGTGAGCGCGCAGCCGGACGCGCCCGGCTGGGACGTGGAGTCAGTCGGCGCCGTCGGCCGGGTGTCGACGAGCTCGCTTGTCCAGCTTCAAGCTGACGACGACAAGGAAAAGGCGAAGCCCGACGGCGACGACACGTGGCGACAGTACCAGCACCGGGGTGAGACGGCGTGACCGCCACGCAGTATCGCGTCGTCGACCACGTTGAGCGCGAGACCGCTGAGCTCTTAGAGCGCAACGACAGCGCGATCCTCGCCCACGACGACGGGACGACGTACGTCCTCGAAGAGGTCGACGATGACGAGTGACGAGACAATCTCCTGCGAGTGGGACGGCTGCGAGCGCGAGTTCCTCAGTCGGACGTCGATGAAGATCCACCACTCTCGGGCGCACGGCGAGCGGCTCGTTGAGACCGCGACGTGCGACCACTGTGGCGATGAGTTTGAGCCCGCCTCGGGAGCGACGGGCACCTACTGCTCGACGGCGTGCGCCGGTGCGGCGCGCTCCGAGCGCGTCACGCTCACCTGCGAGGAGTGCGGCGATGAGTTCGATCTCTCGCCCTCGGACGCCGAGGGGCGGAAGTACTGCTCGAAGGAGTGCTACGGTGTCGCGAAAGACACCACTGAAGTCCGGACGTGCCCCTGTGGAACGACGTTCCGGACGCAACAGACCTCAGACAAGCAGACCTGTTCGCATCCCTGTGAAGGTGAGCTGAAGACGTCGAAGCCGCGCCCGGATGATGTCGACGCACTGCTGTGGTTGCTCTACGAGTACGAGGAGCACACGATCAAGGAGACGCACAAGCGGGCGAACCACCACCTCGATGACGACGATCGCCTGACGCGTGACGAGGTCAGCGACCGACTGATCGAGATGGGCGTTCACAGCAACCTCATCCAGATCAAGGCACAGCAGGCTGCCGAGCGGGAGGACGTCTCCGCCGACGTCCCGGATGGCGACGAAACGTGGCGGCAGTATCAGGAGGGCCGCGCCGATGACTGACCCGCTGCGCTGGAGTGCTCGCTGGATGACGGTCGGACTCGCCGTCACGCTCGGCGTACTCATCTTCATCGAGGTGATGGGATGAGCTCGAAGTACCGCGGGTCGACCGAGCACGCCGACCGGATGCTACGGATCCGCGGAACTGGGCCGACTGCGAGCGTGATCGGCTCGTGGAATCGCGGTCTCCGTGTCGAGATTCCGGACGCGGCGCCAGTCCCACGGCACGACGAAGCGCGGTACGACGCGCAGTCGGCGGTCGTTGTCTTCCGCCGCGAGAGTACTCTCACGACGGTGTACGGGCTCGATGCGGAGCACCTCACCAACATCCACGGCGTGGCCGTCGCGGCCGCCGTCGACGCACAGTTCGGGACCAGCTACCGGTCCCGAATCGACGCGACGAATCTGGAGGAAGTAAACCGATGAGCGCAATATCAACACACCAAGACGACGAGGCAGAGGGGCTCGAGTGGGCTGCACGCCACCGCGACGAGCTTGAACGAGAGGCCAACTCAGACCTTCCGCACGCGTGGATGGCCGAGCGGATCCTTCAGCGCCTCGAGGAGGAAGAGGAGGACGACGAGTCCGACGAGGAGGCCGGTGGGTCATGAGTGCCCAGCAGCGAGCCGTCGGCCTGGATCTGTTCGAGCATGTCGGCGACGAACGCGCGTCGGTCGGCTGTCGAGAGTTCGGCGAGTCCTTTCGCAGCAGACGTCGTCGCGGACTTCTGAAGCTCTCGCGTCTCCTTCGTCGCGGGTTCGCCACAGACGGGGCAGTACTCGTGATGGGGCGCGAGCGGCTCGCGACAGACGCCACACGGGTGCCGTTCCCGGGTGTGGGCATCGTCGTCGTCCTGGTGGGCGACGCCGGCCTTCCGGAAGATGTCGCGGTTGAACCGCTCGGCGTCGATGTGGACGTACGTCTCCCACATGTCGGTGTTCAGCTTCCAGTGAACTCGATGCTCGATTTCCTCGCGCGTGTAACCCTCGCGGACCATACGAGTCACCGCGGAGTGTCGGAAGTTGTGGGGGTTACACGGCTTCTCCAGATCCGTCCGGCGCGCGATCCGGCCGAGATGGTTGTGGAGGTGGTCGGGATTGATGCCGCGGTCGCCGTCCTCGAAGTTCTCGAGCTTGTGGAAGAACGGCGCTTCGGGGTCGTCCGGACACGGGTGCGTGAAGCGCTTGTACGAGCGGAGCGCGGCGACGCTGTCAATGAGCGGGTAGTCTTTGATCTCCGCGCCCTTCAGGCCGATCGCGTCGGCGTTGGGGCGATAGGTGGCCGTCTCGCCCTCGAGATCGACGTCCTTGATCCGGAGGGAGACCGAGAGGGTACGCCGCGCGCCGGAGTCGGCCAGGAACTCGATGAGCGCGATGTCGCGCTGGTTGTTCGCGGCGTCGACGAGCGTCGCGATGTCGTCGCTGTTGAGCATGTCGTCGGCGTCGACGGTCGTCTGCTCGGTCGCCATGACCTCGAGTTCCTTCGCCCAGTCGCCACCGTGATGCTCCAGGAAGAGCCGGAGGATGCGCTGCCGGTTTCGACTCGTCGAGTGCGCGCAGCCGTCGTTGTGACGGATCTCGAAGAAGAGGTCACGCGCTCGATCGAGATCGAGGTCGCTGATCGGCATCTCGGAGAAGCCGGCGACGATCCGGAGCTGCTTACAGTACTGTTCGAGCGAGGAGACGGCGAGCCCGCCGTCGCGAGCGCGGATGAACTCGTGGATGGCGTCTTTGTCCGCCTCGGCGATGTCCGCGTCGTCGAGCCGGTCAAGCTCGTCGCGGAAGCGCTCGCGGAAACGCGCCGGATCATCAAGTCCCAT